CTTCAATATCCTCTAATTTCATTCTTTTCTTATTAACATTTACCAAGAATTTACTATTCATTGATAAATCACTATAACGATTCTTCAGTTGTTTAAACGATATTTGATTCTTACTGCTCGTATTATCATCTTTTGCAATAATTACCATCATTAAATCAGCAGTTGCTGGTAATCCGAAACTTTCAGAAGTATTAGTTAAATCTGGATCAGTACTAGAAAATCCTTCTCTGTTTAATTGGGAACTTGTAATGATTGGAACATTACATTCAACTGCTAATCCTCGGACTTCTTCTGCAATTGACTTAATGTAAATATAAGTATTCATATTAGCTGCCCACTTGACTCTACTTGATGAACATATATTCAAATAATCTAATATGATAATTTGTGGTGTAAAATCTTTCTTGATTTTCAATTCACGAACCAATGCACGAAAGTTACCAACATGAGCCCCTGCTGTTGGATATTCTTTAATAATTAATTTTCCAACATTTAATTTATTCAACTTCTTTTGAAAACTATCTTTCGGAATAATATGTAACTGGTCAATATCAATATCCATCAAGTTAGCATCAATTCTTTCTGCTATTCTTTCTTCGGCCATTTCCATTGTAATATATAAAACGTCTAATCCCTGTTTTAAATATTGACAGGCAAAATGAGTTTTAACTAATGTTTTACCAACACCAGTTCCACCAAGAAATACTGTAAGAGTTTTTGGTGTTATACCACCACCAGTAATCTTATCCAGCATCTCAATATTGAATGGAAATTTCTGTTCTCGTTTATGATAAAACTCCCAACGGTCTTGTGAATCTTCTACATAATTATGTCCCACACTTGTATCCAAAGATACTGCAAGTGCATCTGTCAACATATCTGGTATAGCATCTTTTGGTTTCTGTGTATCTTTACCTTCCAAGATTGCAATCGAATCTACAATACCATTATAGACAGCTTGGTCTTTTGCCCACTTCTCTGTTTCATCTACTAACCATTCATAATCATCTGTTTTTATTTTATATGTTGTCAATACTTCCATGCAATTTTTGAATGTTGCTTCATTCAAATCATCTCTACCCGTAATCATATTTTCAAGTGATGAAACTGTTGGAGGCTTATTATATTCTTGAATATGATTCTGTATCTCTGAAAATATAATCTTCTCTGGATGAGCTTTAAAATACTCTGGTTTTAAAAACACACCAACCAGACTTGCATACTCAGTATTAAATATTAAATTTTCCAAGATTAACTGCTCTGTCCTCATAGACCCCTTCCCTTATGTAATATCACTCTAGGATCATTAAGAATTAATAAATTTTTAAGTATCTTACCTATTTCAACTTGAAACTGGTCACGATTTTTCTCATTAACTACACGATTTAGATGTTCCAACTCCTCTCCATAACCACGATCTTTATAATTCCCACCAATGATGTCATATTCAAAAGCTATATCAAAATACATAACATCACCCGGAGGATTCAATTCTACATTTTTAAAGTAAAACTCCACACCCTTGAACTTACCTTCTGCTAATAAAAATCTATACAAGGGACTTGAATTAAATCCAATTGCACTTCTATCTATCTCCATGCTCTTCTCCTTCACTTAATATCCATTTTGATAATAAATATTTCTGAGCCATAATACTCTGTGTTTGACCAATTGATATAATACCAATGAAACCATCTACCATTAACAACAAACAATAAAACATATATTTTAATCTTCCATATGGTAATCCTTTATGTCGTGTCTTTTGAAATATAGCCTCTTTTTCAACACCAGTTTCAATGCCCACTTTTTCTTTAATCTTCATCTCCTCAAGAGATTCTTTTAGCTCTTCATCTCTATCTGGATAATATACTTTACCTGTGGTAAAATCAATTTTCATTCAATACCTTCCTTATCAATCTACGTTTTTCGTCTACATTAACTTCTAAAAATGGTTTATAATTATAACACAAAGTTTTTTGATCTCTCCATATAGGATCAATCAATTTCTTATCTAGTATCTTTGTAAAACCTAAAATAATATCTAAGACTGTAAATGTTTCTAAAGAAATATCTTCTCCCAATAAAAGCTTTAATATTGGAGGATGATTAATTCCATCACACTCAAACAACTCATTAAATTTTAGATCATACTCCTTCATATACTCAACAACCACTTTCATATTTCGTTGAAGATGAAGTGTAAAACTTTCCATCTTAATTCTATATTCATCATAATAATCATCAAGAAACTCCGATGGATAATTTTTACCTCTAGTCAACTGCGACAAATAATAATATATCAAATCATGTTCTTTAGTCATCTTCTTTCCAAGAGATGTAAAGAAACCTCGTTGCCAAGAAAACCCTGTTTTATATTCAAACTTAGCAAAATACTTTTCCATAGAAGCAATAGTACCCCATGTCGCATTACCAAAATACTTAAAATAATCATACGAACCAGTAAAATGCAAATACATTCCATGATATGTTTTCCAAGCACGAAAAGTTCTATTTGTTTCTACTGTTTTCTGCTTTGGAAATGTAATCATTCACTCGATCCATATGAAAATTCTTTCTTAGCTGCTACTTCAAGTTTCTCCATAACATCTTTAGTAAAATACTTCTCAGGGTCATTCACAATAGTTTTCTCAAATGCTTTACCAGCTGGTGTTTCAAATCTAGTTGACACTTTCTTAAATATATCATACTTCTCTGCAAGTGCAACCAATCCATAATACTTATCAAGTCCCTTCTTATAATCCAGTTTAGTTTCAGTAATAGATTCCTCTTTAGTCATTCTTCCCTTAACTAATTTCATTCTGACAATATTCCCCAATACTTCAGTTCCCTCTTTAACTTTTCGTTTTGCAAGAGTCACAATTACAGAAGCTGCATACTTGATGCCACCACCACCAGAAATCTCTTTCGTTGGAAACAAACTCCCCACTTTGTCATAGGTATGGTTTGTAATAATCAAAGGAACATTTGCCTTTGCAAGTTTCAATGCGAGAGTTCTGAATGTTCCACGAATCATAGGAGCTCTGGTCATATCTCGTTTATCAGAACCACTTGCAGAATCTTCCATCTCTTTTCTTGTAGATAAATTACCCAACGAATCAAGAAATATCATAATATTATAATCACTATTCATGTTATCAATTATCTTGATTGCTTGAGTTTTAAATTCTTCTACTGTAGCTACTGGTAATACAATAAAACGATTAGGATCTATACCTCTTTCTTTTACCATCTCAGATGTCAATGCACCTTCACTCTCAAAGTACACAATCACATTCGTTTTATTTTGTTCTAAATAATTCTTAGCTATACTCAATGCAAAAAAAGTTTTACCAACAGCTTCTGAACCAGCTAAACAAGTTATCTTATTAGACGGTACTCCACCATATAATGAACCAGACAATAATGCGTTTAATGAATAACTCCCAGTATCCACAAAAGTAGTACAATCACCAACAATCCCGCTGGCCACAACGCTTGCAAAATCATTTTCAGTTACCTTTATTAAATGTTTAATAATATCCTTTGTTGCCATAATAACTCCTAAAAGAAAGATTCCAAACTACCCTGCTCTTCTGTTTTCCATCCAATCACATCTAAAATATTTTTAATAGGTTGGAGAAAAGCTTTGTCAAATTGCAAATCATAATCAATATACTTTTCCAATTTAAATTCTTTTGGAAGATGTGTCGAAACAGAAATTATATTTTCTTGAAGTGGATTGGGCTCTTTTAAATATGCAAACTTAATCTTCTCACCTTCACGAATTGCTTGATACTTTTTTGTTAACTTATGTTTTCTTAACAAATGATTATACAATAAAACACCTCTCACTTGGATTGGTGTTCCTTTAGTATATATGCTTTTATTTGATGAATATTTCTCTATACCATGAACTGATCGTGGAAATGCTATCTGGTCAAAAGATAATGTTGTAAACTTATCACGATACTCTAATATACTTTTCATAACAGTATCTTCATCAGTATTTATAATTACTCCAATCAATTCTCTAATCTTATCACGACACCATTCAGGTGTAGAACTGCGTACACTCTCTATACCCATTATCTTTAACTTAGGCTCTTTATATTTTACCCCTTCTGAATCATAAACATTAAGTATGTATCTTTTCTTTGCTGTCCATATTCCTTTATCAGCAATAACTTCTCGTCCCATATGCATCTTTTGTGCATATGAGTTTACATACGAATGAAGATTTTGATAACAGCTATTGATATACGGTTCAATTTTATCTTTACTGATCTTATCAAGGAAGGATATAATTTTTGAAGTTTGATCTGAATCTCTTGGTTCTTTGAAAACTTGAGAAACCAATCTGTCAAATGTAATATATATGCTATCCGTATCCGATGCAACGACATAATCTATGCCCTCTGTATGAAGTAGATTATTGATATATGTATTTATACTTTTATCAACCCAACGAATTGCAAGTTGGCCAGCTGTCGTTATACCCTCAGCCATTTCCAACGAATAATAACGAAAATGTTGATTAGCTAATGCACCATAAGCACTATTCAACAAAATCTTTTTGGACATCTGGATATTATTACATCTTGATATATTATTAATGACTGTTTGTTTATTCGTATAATTTCCATCCTCCAATTTCTGTTGCTCTTGCAACATCTTTTTCTTAAATTCTACTCGTTCATTATACATATCTTCCATCAATTGTGGAAGAAACCCCTTCTTCTTTAAAGTAAAATGTTGACCATTTGGAGTGAGTGTCAACTGTTTCTCTTTCAAATACTCTGTATCTAATCTCTGCTCCAACAATCCCGTCACCCCAATATCTTTGGAATCAGCACACACAACTCCATCATATAAGGTTTCTGGACTTATATTATACTGTTGAATCAAATGTGGATATAGAGAATTAAGATCAAAACCAACCACCCATTTATGTAAACCAGCCTGTGGTTCTTTAACATATGCTCCAATAATTTCTTTTCGTTCATCTTGTTTTGGAGGAGGTGGAATAACAATATTATTTTTCTTTAAGATATTATAGATAATT